GGAGGAGTCGCCATCCGTGACAGTCTCTATGATTCGTAAAAACCAAATAACGCCCCCAGAGATACTACCCGTTGTGGGTAGCATGGAGCAGGCTACCGCCGCTTGTGGTATGCCTGTATCCATGCTCAAGCGAGCCAAGCGCGACGGCTGCCCAGCGTTCAAGCCAAGCAACCGCATTCACCTTGGCGAACTGTTGCGCTGGTTCTTTGCTCAGACGGCGCAGGACATGGGCGACGAGCAGCCACCGGACGGTCTGGCCACATGGCGAGACGCATTGAACCGAGCGCAGACGAAACGCGAAGAGATCAGGCTCGCCAAAGACAAGGGGCAGGTCGTAGAGTTTGACGAAGCCAGGCGACAGGCTAGCGAGGCCGCCGCGCTTTACTTTGCCGAACTGGATCGCATGTGCCGAGAGCTACCGCCAATCCTAAAAGGCCTGGACGAAATTCATGTGTTCAAGAAATTGGAACAGCGACGAGAAGAAATTCGAGAAACACTAAACCGCGCCTTTGACGCGGTAGGAGAGCAAACGAAATAAGTGACCATCTTCCACAACATCAACCCTAAGCCGCGACCATCCGACATCATCGAATGGTCGCAGGCTAACATCCGCTTGCCGGGTTCAACACTCAGCGAGTCATTCGACATCAGCATCACGCCGTGGCTACGCGAGCCGCTTGAACGATTGCTAGACGACGAGACTCGCATCATCACGTTTGTTAAGCCGATTCAGTCAGGCGGCTCAAGCGTTGGCGAGATTGCTCTGGCGTGGTGGGCGTCGTTCGGACGCGGCATCATCCAGAACAATTGGCCTAAGGATGATCGCGCAATGAGCCGATGGCGTGAACGCATCCTGCCAGTGTTGGAACGGTGCAAGTCGGTCAAATGGATGGGCGACAGATTCGACAAGGTTATTTGTCAGGCTAACTTGATCGGCTCGACGCTCAAGGTTCAAGGCGTGTTCAACGCGGACTCGCTGGACTCGGACTCCGTTCCTTTTCAGGTCAACGAGGAAGTCCACTCGTGGAAGCCGGGCCACATGGCGAAGGCGCGAGGTCGCCAGACTGCGGTCTGGTTCGCGAAGGCTTTGGACATCTCAAACGCTGGACTGGTTGGCGAGCAGTTGCACGGTGAATGGCTGGCTGGAACGCAACAGACATGGGAGGTAAAATGTCCGGGCTGCGGTTTGTTTCATCCGATGGTAACACGTTGGCAAGACTCAAAGCCGCACCTCGGCGGACTGCGCTACGATTCCACTGGCTGCAAAGCGAAGGACGGCGCATACGATTATAACAAGCTTCGCAAGACGATTCGATACCAGATGCCATGCGGCAAAGAAGTGTTCGACACGCCGAGCGAGCGCAAGGCGTTGAGTCTGTCGGGTCGCTACTCTACGCCAGCGAACGACGGCGCAACACTGGCGCACCGTAGCTACAACCTCGAAGCCGTTGCGGTGGACTACATCCCGTGGCTCAAACTGATTCAGGAAAAGCATTCCGCCTTGCGCGCGCTGAAAGCTGGCGACTCTGAGCCGTGGCGACGATACATCACCGAGCGCGAGTGTAATTTTTACAGCGAAGAATCCCGGCCTTTCATGGGGCAGGTGTTGATGAACTCGACGCTCAAGAAGGACAGGGCAGGCTTGCCGGGGCGTGTCGTCAGATCGTGGGCAGCGGATAAACAGAAAGGCTATCGCGCACTCGGCCAGCTCTCGCATTACTGGCTGGTGATTCGCGACGTGATGGCTAACGCAGATTCGCAACTTGTGTTTGAGGGATTGGTTCAAACGGACACCGACCTACTCGCCATCCTCGACGATCACAAATGCCAGCGCAGGTGCGGCGTGGTTGACGCATCGTGGGACACAAAGAACGTCATGGAGTTTTGCTATCGTAATGGAATCTCGGCTGTGCAGGGTTCAGCCAAGCAGGAATGGTTCACGCACGCGGACAAGACGAAGAGATTCTATTCCGTGATGAAGCCGATTCACATGGAGTTGAACGTGCCGCCTCGGTTAAGCTACGTTGCCAGTGATGCGGGCTGGCAGCCCAATGTTGACGAGCCTCTAGTCTGGTTCTATAACAAGGCGGGCTTGCTCAACAATTTGTTTTTCCTGCGCGGCCACAAGAGCATGGTGCTGGCAAAGAATCCAGAGGCGAAGCCGTGGGAGTATATCACGCACGATGTCCCGGCTGACGTGTCCGAAGATTACCAGTTGCAAAATGATTCATGGGAACTCAAGACAGGCTCGCGCGGACGTAGCAAGGAACAGATAGAGGAATGGCGACAGACGCGCAAGGATGACCACATGCTAATGTGCGAAGGTTACGTTGCCATGATGATGGACATGGAAGGCTTTGTTGCTGACAGGTTGGTCCAACTTGGAATTGAAAAATGAAAACATTCACACGAAAAGAAATCGCATCGGCAAACTCTGTTTCATCCAACACCGTGAAGCGGCGAGAGCGCGAGCTTGGATTGAGTGGCTGCCGAGATGCGGCCAGTCAGCGGCCAATCCGCTACAACGCGGCCAAAGCATCGGAATGGCTGAAACGCGCTGGCTGGCAATCACCTTAAAATCTCTGGGCAAAAATAACTATCCGGCTTTGACGCCACAAACTCCTCGGCTTTAATCTTACCGAGCAACTCTTCAAACACAGCCCGCGCGTGCCGCCTACATGCGCCGTGGCTGTAATACACATTTGGGACAGGAGGCAGGACAGTCTTTGTCTCACTCTGACACATTGCACAAACTCTAACGATTGTTTCACTCATGGCCTGCACAGGTCGCAATCACCGTGCCTGATGTGTGTCGCATGTGGCGCATGTGTCGTTTGTTTTTGTTGGTTCAGACAAGTAATGTCCTACTGTGGTTGTGAATCGTTTGGACGTTGAAGCCGTCTGGCGCGAGTCGTGGTTGCTTGCGCCGGACGGCGCGTCCACATTTGGGGAGCAACTCACGGCAAACTTTCGCACGGCTCGCAGCCTCAATGCCGGTGGATCGCTGTCCAACATCTCTCGGAACTCTTCCTCTCACGGATTCGCGCAGCCTGATTCATCGCACCGCACCACAGTTGACGCGGAGCGCGTGGCGTTGACTGCCCTGAAGTATTACGAAGCTTTGCTTGTGGCTCTTGAAGTAACAGCAAACGAAGCTGGCGAGCTTGCAATTTACAACGAAGGACTCGCGCGCGGTTGTGCCGATGCCTACCAAGTCCCTGAATATCGTTCGGACTTCACAAACATGCGAGCATGAGCGAAACATCATCCATTAAGTCACGGGCGATTTACGCAATCAGCGCAATGCTTGGCGGGACTCGTCTTGGTGCAGCGTGGGATGTTGCGTTTAACTGCTACGAGGCAGCGCGGTTCAGCATGGAGCGCAGCTATCTGCGCGGCTCATTGCAAGAGGCTCGGCTGGACATCACCAAGCACACACGCGAAGAGCTTCAAAGGAAGTCGCGCTACTTTGAAAAGAACTCCAGCCTTTACAACAAATTGGCAGACCTTTGGGAGCAATATGTAACCGGAACAGGCTTACAGTTCTACGCCACGACTACGAAGACCGAATGGAACGCCCTAGCGGATCGTGCGTGGGAACAATGGAAACCCTTCGCAGACATCTCCTCTCGTTTTGGCTTCGATAACCTTCAAGGCATCGCCGTCCGCTCTCTTTTCGTTGACGGCGAAGTCTTTGTTCTGCTGACGCGAGACGCCGCCAACAATCGTCCGCGCATCCAGCTAATCGAGGCGCATCGATGCAAGACGCCAGACGCGATGGAAAAGCAGGAAGGAAAAACCATCGTTGACGGCATCGAGGTTGACCAATCAGGCAGGCCGATTGCCTACTGGTTTGCGTTTGGTGAAAAGGAAATGCGTCGTTTCGATGCGTTTGCAATCGTTCACATCTTCGAGCCTGCACGCCCCGGCCAGATGCGCGGTATTCCTTACATCTCGTCCGCGCTGAACATCCTGCACGACTTGGACGATTTGCAGATTTTGGAAATGCGACACAAAAAAGTTGTGTCTGAAAATTCGCTTAACGTGTTCACGGCAACGGGGGATTTGCCGCCGGGTATGAACGCGGCGACGGGGCGTTTCCGTGATGTTGCAGGCGCAACGGCTTCCGGTGCGACCACAACGGAGAAGCGTCTCGAATACTATAAGAGCGCATACGGTGGGCGAGTCAACGTCGCCATGCACGGCGACAAGATCGAGGAGCAGACCAGCGACAGGCCAAACGTGGCCACGCGTGACTACTGGCGCATGTTGGAAGAAAAGGTTTGTTGCGCCACTGGAGTTCCGCTTGTGATTGCTCTTCCAGACTCCATGCAGGGCACTGTGTATCGTGGTTCACTCGACGCCGCGAATGCCTTCTTCCGGTGCAAAACCTCCGTTCTTGCAACATATTTTAAGCGCATCCGCGAATACGTTCTGAACATGGAAGGAAGTTTCTTCCCTCCGCTGGGCAACCGTCCGGCTGACTGGCAGTCATGCGACTATCTCCCGCCAGCCGCAGTAAATACCGATATCGGCTACAACTCCGCCGCCAACATCAACGAACTGACGGCAGGCTTGAAATCGTGGGATGACATTCTTTTGCCGCAAGGACGCAAAGCTGAACCCGTGCTTCGCCGCAAGGCCGAGCTGCAACTCTACATTAAGCGCCTTGCGGCAGACCTTTCCAAAGGCGGCATTGAAATTACGCCCGCAGAGATTGCGAGCTTGGACATCATCCAGCCTCCTGAAGAGATTGTTCACGCTGAACCCGCCAGCGTTTCAGAAATTGTGAGCAATGCGATGCTAGCTCAATCGGACAAGCTTGAAGATTCGCTAGAAAAGTTCAAAGCAGAGATTAAAAACGAGCGCGCTCAACCTATTTCCACGGAAAAAGTCATTCGGATACAGCAACCGATCACAAAACCAAAGGCTGTGAACTTTAAGCGGGACGAATCGGGTCGCATTTGTGGGGCAACACTCGAAGAGGTAGAAGCCTGAGACTATGGCAACACTCAAAAGAGCAATTATCACACGGAACGCCGCTGGCGATGCCGAGGCCGCGCTTGCTAACGATGGCTACATCCGAATCTATTCGGGAACAATTCCAGCCACGCCCGAAACAACCGCAAGCGGGACATTGCTCGCAGAGTTGCGATTCAACGCAACGGCATTTGCTGCGGCAAGCGGTGGAGTGATAACGGCAAACGCCATTACGAGCGATTCCAACGCTAACGCAACAGGCACGGCGGGATGGGCGCGCATTTTGAAATCTGACGGCACGTCCGTCTTATGGGACTTAGACGTTACGGCCACGGGCGGAGGCGGGGCGATGACGTTCGCAAATGTAAATTTCATCGCTGGCGGACTTGTTCAGCTATCGGCGTTTAACATTACATTGTCGCAATAATGCCAACAGGAACAGCAGCATTGAATTTTGGAGCAGCGCCAGGAACGAACCAAGTGAACTTGGCAGTAACCGGGCAAGGCTCAATCGTTTCAGGTTCGTATTGCGAGGCGTGGCTAAGCTCGACGCCTCACGCGGATCACAACATCGAAGAGATAAAGCTGCTCGCTGGCAAGGTTGGGATATTGGCGCACACAAAAAGCGAGGGTGTCGGGTTCACAATCACGGCAACAACTGAACTTAGGCTGACTGGAAACATCAACGTCGATTGGGTTTGGACTTAACTAAATAAATTTATGGCAGGAATTAGATTAGAAGGCAATACGAGCGGCAATGTTGCCGAGGTAAATTCATCAAACCAGCTAAAGGTTGTCGGTGAAACGAACGTCGCAAGCAATCCCGGCAACGTAGGCGCGGTGCGGATGTTCAGCGAGAGCGACCCCGGCGCAGTCACTGGCGTGGCTTCATTGCTGTCGCCTGAGGTGTCTGGCGACTACCGCTTGCGCGTCGGGCAAGACGTTTTGCTTGATACGGACACGTTCAACTACACATCTCAAAACACCGGACGCTATCGCTATGTGTTCACGACGCTCACGATGTCGCAGAACTCTGGCAGCCTTCAGACGAACAATGGCGGCATCACCACGATCAATACCGCTGCGGCTTTCCGTTCGTGGCAGACATTCTCTTTGCTATCTCAACAGACTCCGCTGACAGTCGAGTTTTCAGCCGCTATCACCGCTGCGGTTGCCACTAATAGCACTGTTGATTTTGGACTGTTCATCACAACCGGCCCGGACACGTCGCCCTATGTGCCTGCGGACGGTGTTTATTTCCGAATCACATCGGCTGGGGTCTTTGGCGTGGTCAATAACGGATCAGAAACGTCCACAAGCGCATTTACCACAGATGGAGTCACGCCTTTCTCTCCGACAATCAATCGGGTTTATCAATTTGTCATCGCCATCACGGAGCGAAAAGTCGAGTTTTGGATTGACGATGTCCTGTATGCGACTACCACAACTCCCGTTGGCGTTGGTCAACCGTTTCAAGCGAGTAGCTTGCCGATGCAGATACGTCACGCCATCGGCGGCACGGCGGCCAGTGCTGCGTTCTCGCTTCGATTTTACGATTACAGCGTCCAGCTAGGTGACTTGCCACAATACCCGGTTCAGACTCTAGCGGCTCGCCAAGGCGGCTCATTACAGATCCAAAACGGCGGCACTGCATCTGTTGGGCAGCTTTCGACTTACGCTCTAGGTGCTGCTCCAAGTGCTGTCACGCTGACGGCCAGCACTGCACCCGCAACGAATACGCTTGGCGGCTTGTTCCTCCTTCCTACGGCAATCACCGCTGGCGAGTCTGACTATCCTTTGTTCGCGTGGTCTAACCCGGCGGCGACAATCCTCGCGCCCGGAAAAATCTTCATGTGCACAGGCATCATAGTGTCTGAAGCACTTGTTGCCACGGTGTTAGCCGGAGGCCCGATTGCCATCTGTTACGCAATCGGATTCGGCAGCACTGCCGCAACCTTGGCGACAACTGAATCTGCCTCGTTTGCCACTGGCACAACCAAGATTGCTCGTAAGTATCCGCTAGGCGTTCAAGGCTTCGCGGTCACGGCGGCTGCAGGAACGGTGGTTGCGGGTTTTCAACGCGACTTTTCAAACGCGCCTATCCCGGTGAATCCCGGCGAAATCCTGCACTGCATCATCCGCGCGATCGGAACTTCCACAAGCTCTGGCGCGATTCGTGGCGGCGTCACTTTCATTGGATATTTCGTCTAAACCATGAGTCTGCTGTTACAACTAACATCAACCTACACCGGAACGGTGGAGGCCACGGAGTTGACGGATGTCATAGAGGCATCCGGCTCTTTTGCTGTTGTATCGGCTGAAACGTCTCAAGGCGGCGGGGCTGCTCCGACAAAGAAGCAGATGAAGCGGGTCTATGTTGACCCATACATCAAAGTTGATCCATACCGAGGCAAGCCGCTTTCAGTGACAATAAGCGGGTCTGTTTCTGTCGTGGAAAGCGCGGACTCACTTGTCTCTTTCGGAAAGCATACGCCTCCAAAAATAACCGGAGTCGCTAACGTATTCACAAGCTCACCGCTCATCATGGCTAAAGGCTCGATGAACACGGACAGGATTGATTCCGAACTAGCAACAGCATTGCTCTACTTATGATTACAAAATCTATCCCATACATTGGCGGCAAGATTGATGTCGCCTTCGACAAGGCTGACGAATTGCCAGTCAGTATACAGATTTACGATGACATCGGCAAAGACCCGTGGACAGGCGAGGGATTCAGCGCAAAAGACTTGGCAAACGCGCTCAAGGAAATCCCGAATCGCAACCGCGAGCTTCGTATCGCCGTCAACTCGCGCGGCGGTGACGTGAACGAAGGCAAGACGATCCGCTCCATGTTGGAAGATTGGCCGGGACGCATCGTCAACGTGATTGATGGCGTGGCCGCCTCAACCGCGAGCTGGATGATTCCCGCCGACGAGGTTCACGCCCGCAATCACTCGCAAATCTTCATTCATAAATCGTGGGCAATGGTCATGGGCAACTCTGACGACATGACAAAGGCCGTCGCCATGCTCAATACCACTGACGAGCAGATAGCAGACATCTACGCCAGCAAGACCGGAAAAGGCCGCGAGGCGATGATGAAGCTGATGACAGATGAAACACTTTTGACGGGTCAAAATGCCCTAGAACTTGGCCTAGTGGACAAGATCGTCGATGGCAATCCCGTCCACAATTTCAGCGCAACAGAATTGCAGAACATGAAGGGCAAACTGGCTGCGATGAACTCACTAAAACTTTCCGCTCCCACGCAGGGCGCGGATACAACAAAAAACAAAGAACAGGAAAAAATCATGGAAACCGAAAACAAAGCCCTGCTCACGGAGCAGGCAAATCGTATCGCGGAACTCGAAAACAAAGTGAAAGCTGAACGCTCTTCACGCATTGAATCCGCTTTCAACACCCTCGCCGCAACTCGCCCGACGCTTAACCGCGAAGAGTGGTTGCCCAAGTGCCAGGCTGACGAATCCGTCTTGAACCTCGCTGCCAAGTTCCCGGAAAGCCCGGTCGCTGGCAACATCGCTTCCGGCGTCTCGGTGGGTCGCAATGTCCTCGTTGAAAAATACGAGAACCTCGCGCACGACAAGGTTGAGCAGGCCAAGCTTGCAAAAGGACTTTACAACGACATCCGCAAGCAATTGCTGATTCATAACGGCGTCAAGGATGCGGACATCCTCAACGGCAAGTTTGACCGTTTCGACTTCAGCAATCCGAAGATTGTCAACGCAAACACTGTTGACGCTGCTTTGGCGAACACCGTCTTGTCTGGTGAGTTTGTCACCACGATGCGGACTTACATCGCTCCGTGGAGCGCATTCACGCGCACCGTCTCGTTGTCTCCTGTGAGCCGTCGTCAGGTGCTTGAAGTGCCCCTCTACTCGAGCGCAGGCAGCAAGCAACAGAACGCCACGAACTATGAGTCTGGCGATTCCGTTCTCGCGCCTATCGCTGTCACTGTCGCGGAAGAGTCCAAGAGCTTCCATGTCAGCCGCCCTGAATCCAACCTCGGCTTGCAGTTGGCCGGACTCGTTCCGACGAACGCAAAAGTCTTGGCCGAAGGTATCCACGCGAAGATGACGGCTCTGATGACTAACGCCAATTTCGGCGCGGATGTCGTCATTGGTTTGGCGGCGAACTTCGACGCAACCGACCTCCCTGCGGTTCTTGCTCTCGGCAAGAACTACGACAGCGTTCGTCTGTTGCTCGACGGCGGACACCTCGCGTATCTGCTCCCGACCACGCGCGAAAGCTTCGTATTCGGCGAACCCGGCGCGTATGGCTTCGACGGCGGTATCTACAAGAACAACTTGTGGACTTCAGCCGCGACTGACATCGCTGGCCTCGTTTGCGGCCCGGATGCAATCGTCAACGCATGGGGCGTGGCCGATGGCTTGCCTGCTGGCGAAGCGATCAGCCAAACCACGATGGACGTGAACGGCATTCCGTTCACGATGTCCGTCTGGTTCAGCCGTTCTACCCGCGCGGTATGGGCGAGCTTCCAAGTAATGCACGGATGCGCTGTGGGTGACGCAACGCAAGCGGAAGTGTTGACCACTGCCTAAGCAATCTGAGGGTGCGGATTAAAACCCGCACCCTCAACCATAAAAGCTATGAGACAAGCACTTATCGTAAAAAATCCGAAATGGGAACTGTTCTCAACAGTTAGCGCAGAGTTCAAAGCCTTGTCGGGCAATGCCGTCCTTGTGGTGCGCGGTCGCAGCAAGGAAAAGAAAACTCCAAAGCCTGAACTGAAGCCGGAAAAAAAGTCTGACAAATGAGCCTCGCGGATTTGTCCATGAGTCGGTGTGCGGCGGCGTATAACGTCGTCCACGCTGACACATGGGCAATCCTTTCCGGCTCGTTGGCAGGCTCGACATTCAGCGGAGACGCGCAGACTGAATCAATGATCTCCTTAGATGGCGACATTGGCAGCGATGCAAGAGAAAAGACGACCCTTTACATTGACCGACCTGCACCGCTGCTAGAGCGCGGGATGGTCATAAGCGGCAAGGGTATGACATGGCGTGTCATAGGGGATAAGGATGACAACGCCGCTAACGACAGAATCAAATTCGAGTTAGTTCAGATTTCAAGCAAGGACACATGATAACCGCTGACGTTGATATGACTGGGTTCAATCAAGGCATCCAAGCTTTGATGCGTAGCGTCGGCGCAACGTCGCGCTTCATTGTTGAGAAGGAAACGGGCGAGTTGATTAAGGAATTGGTTAAGCAGTCTCCGCCAAAAGACCCAAAAAGGTCAAAGTTCAAGGCCGAGACAGATGTTCGTTCTCGGGTTGCAATGGCCGCAAATGGAGGCTATCGCGACTTCAATTCCACAAGCGGAATCGTTGGGGCGTCCGGCGTTAAGTGGTATGCGGTAGATGAAAAGTTTTTGCGCGGAGTCATGCCAGAGAACGACATGACAAATCAGTCCACGGATGCGGTCATGAAGACATTCCGCACATATAACAAAAAGGGGCGGATGAACCTAGCGTTCAAACATCCTCGCGAACGCCAGCGCGTTCTAATTTCTCAAAAACTCCTCGCCACTAAAAAACAAATCCGAGAGATAGTTGGCAGGGTGCAAAAGAGCTTCGGCAGGCTCAAGGCTGCGTGGCTGGTTTCAACTCAATCCGGCGTTATAAAATTATCGGCAGGAAATAAACCTCCGGTCTGGGTCATGAAGCATCTGGCGGGCGCAAAAGGGCGATTTGAAAACGGATTGTCCACGCCAAACAATCCAAACTTCACCATCACGAACTTCGCCAAGGGCATCGGTCACAAGGCGGTTAATTCCCTCGTGAGGTCGGCTGTTTCATTTCGAGCAAAGAAGATGATTCTCAACGCAGACCTTTACACACGCGGAAAAAAGAATCTCGCCGATTATGCCCGCTGATAACTTCGACATCATCTATGACATCGAGAGCGCGGTGGAGGCCGCGTTCAAATTGTTGTTTGCCGAGGATGGGCTGACTGCCTACACGATCAATCAGCTTGGCGAGACGACCAAAGAGCGGCCACGAGTTGAGCTGATGTATAGCCACGGCAGCGAGGCGGGTCACAACTCGACGGCATCCACCTACTACCGCCCGGACACATTCACCGGATCGCTGACCGTGGCGATTGTCACGAACTCGAAAGACGAATCCATCGGCATCGCTGAACACGCTCAATTTCGCGGACGTGTCCGCAACATCATGGCGAAGTCTCGCACAAGGCTTAAAGCAGATCGAGACGCGGCGGATGTTGACGCGCTCTTGCCGTATCACTGCGTCTTGGACGTGGTAGAGGCAGGCACGTCGCCAGCCTATTCACCAGAAGACGGTCATTTAGTTTCACGCATCAATTACGAAATCAAAACAAACATCCGCCCGGACGCGTGGCCGAGCGAGTAAGAAAAGGAAAACACTATGGCAGCATTTAGAAATGACGGATCAGTTCAATACGGCAGCGCGGTGCTTGCAATCGGAGTAGTTACCGCGGGCACCCCTCCAACAGTGGCGACCACTACAAACTACGTCGCTGATAACATCTCAATCAGCCGCCCCGGAAAGACGATTGAGCGCACGAACGAACTCGACGAGCCAAGCGGCCAGGTGTCATACGCTGGATTTGTCACCGGCAGCGCGACAATCCAACTAGCCACAAGCTCCACGCTCGTTCCTTTTCATGGAAAGGGATTCTCGCTTAACTCTGGCTTTGACCCAGACAACGATGCCGATACTGACGCTGAGGTGTTCTACATTGATTCCATTGACCAACCGCTGACGAAAGACGGCGAACGCAAGGTCAACATCACGTTCCGCAAATTCTACGGCACGACTTGAACCGTGACTCTGTGCGACCAGATACCGGGATTACGTGAAGCGATTGAAGCCGAGCAGCATATTCGCGATACGTCGTTTCTAGCACTGCCTGAGAGCGTTTGCGGCTTTGATGTTAAGCCGCTGACGCTCCGGCATGTGCTGACGCTCGGAGCGGTTGGCTCGCCATTCATGCGCGGCGGTCATCCGATGCCTCACGATGTTGGAGCTTTCATGTGCATCGTTGGTGAGTGGTCTGGATTCAATCGCTGGCGCAACCTTCGCAAGCTTGGCCGCTTGGCGTTTCTGGATGCGGTCGCGTCTGTTGATTCATTTGTTAAAGAATCGTTCCAAGACTCGCCGGGCGGATCTGGTGTTGAGGGCGTCAGTTACTACTCGTTCGCAGCTTCAATCGTGGACTTGTTCGGGCGTGAATACGGATGGCGTGAGGCGGACATCTTGGACGCGCCAGTGAAGCGGCTGTTTCAATATCTCAAAGCGATCTCACGGCGCAATGGCGAGACGGTTCTGTTTAATCCGTCTGACAGGATTAGAAGTCAATGGATGGAGAAGGTCAACGAAAGAAACTAAATGCTTTCAACAGAAGAAATATCAATCAGGCTTGGGGTTGACTCAAAAGCCGTTGGCTCTGGAATGGCCTCGGCCTCATCGCTGATAGACAAAAATCTTGGCGGATTCAAAAAGAAGTTTAGCAAATTCTCTGGCGACATTTTGAGCGGATCAGTGATGGGTTTTTTTGGCTCTGTCACAAACTCCGTAACGGATTTGATTAAGGTTGGTGTTGACAAACTGTCAGACTACATCTCGAAGACGATGTATGACACAATCAGCGGCATATCTGATCGTCTCATTGAAGTGACATCAAGAATGCACGCCGAGTCTAACACCGCAGGAAGAACACACGAAAACACCGCTGCGGAAATGGATAGGCTGGACGCAGAAGAGGCGAGAAGGATATTTGAAGCAAAGTCGGCCGAAGATAGGAAAACAGAGTCGGCCGCAAAATTAACCGCAACAAATGAAGAGTTGACAGCTGCAAAAAAAGCAGTTGAACAAGCCAGAGAAGACATAAAAGAGCTTCGCAGGCTCAACAAAGACAACCAGCTTGCGGCTTCAGAAGGAGCTAAAAAAATTGCAGAAGCTGAAGCTAATGTTCTAAAGGTTAGAAAAGAAAACATTCAAGCCACGAAAGACTATCGGCAAGCGCTTAAAGACATAGATTCTAAAGTTCCAAAAGTAGAAGCTCCTGTCTCAATGCCAGATAACCCGCACACGACAGGGTCACTTGTTGAGTCTCCAAAAACTAGAGATGCAATGATGCAAGGCATTGCTGATTATTATAGTCAGATTGCTTCAGACCGACAAAAATACGGACTAACTTCGGAGTCTGAAAAATTCAGAGCAATGAGCGATTCTTTGTATGAAGCGCAAAAAGCAGCATCTGAAGAATTTGTTCAAAAGGTTTCAATCGTGGAGATTAAAGAATGAGTGCTTTCAGAATAGACGGAGCATTGACTACCGCTGCTATCGTTGGCGGTGCGAGGAAGTCTTTTCCTTTCGAGGGAGATGTTTCATCGTTCATCGTTGAGCAAGACTATCACGTCCTGATTGGCAGCTACGCGGCGGCCACGCCCGGCGCAGCTCACGCCACATATACAACTGCCTATTTCATCCGCGACAGCGAACTGGAAAACATCGGTGCTGGCGTCGTTAAGTTCACTCGAACATGGGCGCAAATTCCAGCGACTCGAAATGAGTTTTCAACTTTCGCATATACATTTCCCGGATTTCTTGGCGCAGGAACTCCGCCATATTCTCAATACGATGTGCAGGTTGGAGACCAACGCGATTCATTCACAAAGGTCGTGGTAAGCAGAATATCAAACGAGTATTTTTTGTGCGTTGCTGGCCAGACCTACACGACTCCGGCATCCATTCCAGTTGTTTCGGCGCAGTCCTACAACTACACAGGACTCCCGAACAACAAGACGGAATACCTGGTTGACGCGGCAACCAATCCGGGAGCAACGGCAACCAGTCCCACGCTTCCAGCCTATCGAGTTTACGTCACAAACGGCACAGAGGTAGTTGCTGAAGATTCAACTGTCGAGCGTTGGCAGGGCGAAATCTACGTCAGAACAACGCGATACGTAGTTGCAAAGTAAATGAGTGAAAGCCTTTCAACGTGGGCAAGCAATGGGTTCAGGATACAACCATTCGGCAAAGGCCGAAACGCCATTCAATCCGATCACGCAAACGATTTGGTTGATGGGCTGAACATGCTCGGAAAGATCACCGTTGCTAGAGGCGCAAAGGATGATGTTTTCTATGCCGCCGATAACGGTGTCATCATCCAACTAAAAAGCAGCGCGGTTGAGGCGGCTGAATCATCGCTCTTGAATCCGTTCAGGATTTACAGGACGCCCACGTCTTGGCTGCACTACAAAGTAACAACCGGCTGGGTGGTGCGTGGTGGCGTTCCTATTCTGGCGACAAACATTGAAACCGAACTTCCAATTACGGCGAGCGTCCTATACTACTGGTTTTACATGGAACTGACAGACACCACGGCAGTCATCAGCACGTCAGCTACTACCCTCGCTTGGTCATGCACAAAGATACCGCTCGGATGGGTGGACACCTTGACGGGCGTGGCAACAACAACGCCAACCATCGTAAATCTCAATCGAGATCACCTATTTAATCCACTATGAAAATCATATCAATTCTGATGCTGATTGCGCTCAACGCCTCGGCTCAATACAGGTTCAACCAATACACGGCGACAGTGGCAACGAACGCTTACATTGCGACAAACAGCTACACCGATTACAACGTGGCTTATGATGTTGGCGCAGGCTCTACGGCCTGCATTCAACTGGCGTTTAAGATGGCGACAAACGACTATCCGCACTTTGCCACGAACGACGTAATAACAACGTGGCAATCCAGCTTGGACGGCACGAGGTTCACAAATCAATTCCAGTTTAAGCTTACGTCCACGGCAACGGCTACGAACACGGAAGTGTGGGGACTGACAAACTTTACGGTCACATATCCCTGGTTGAAATTCGTGAGCATATCCAACCTGAATCAGGCAAGGTTGACCAACTACTCGATCAAGATCGGAAACAAAATCGGAATTTGAATCATGGGCTGTGGCTGCTCAAAACCAATGCCCGACACGCTTACAATGGTGGCGAACGCCGCGTCATCCGTTGGGCGCGCAGCCTCGGCTGTCATTCTGGGCAAGCCAATCATTGCTTGCGATGACGTGAAGGCTGGCCGCCTCTCGGTGTGCGCTCAATGCGAACACATGACACGATGGGCTAAGGACGAAACATTCATGCGCTGCACCAAGTGCGGCTGCTGGCTGAACGGAAAAAAGGGACTGGCAAAAGTGGAATACCTGACTGAAAAGTGCCCGCTCAACAAGTGGGAGGTCGCGTGAACTTCTTGCCTTGTTGCTGTGGCGGTTGCGCTGCCAGTCCCGGCCCTGTCAAGCGGTTCATCAACGCGACGAAAGTTTCAGCCTATCCGGGCAGCACCGGGACGATTGATGTATATCCGCGCGTCTATTATACGGTGTGCGCTTGTTCTCCAGCCTCCTCAACTTGCGGCGGAACAGCAGAGCCAGTCTGCTATACACACGGATACGATCTAACCATCCCGGAGAACGAGTGGACAGTGCCCGGTGTGTTCGCGCCAGATGCAACAGGCGGCGAGTTAGTCAGTCAGGTGGTGGACAATTATTTCAAGCACGACGGCACGACGATGCTGACGTATCCAACGCACTGCACTTACGGATGGAAAGCGGTTCTTGCCAAAAGCAACTGGCAAGGAAGATTTGGATTCATTGATTCAGGCGGAGCATGTTGCCCGACTGGTGGCACTGAGCAGATCAAATACAGGACGGCAACTGAATCGTCAGTCTGCGTCGTGGCTGATTCTTGGGTGCGGAAAGATTGCGCGGGCGTTACGACTCAGACTGGCCAGCGCAACTACTCATCGAATTGCAGTCAGACATCGAGCGTTGACGATTACGGAAACATAACACGCGCGGGCACTGTCAGCATCATAGAAGATGCCCAAAACACCGGAGTTCCACTGTCAACAAACTTTAATTCGTGTGAAGTGGCAGATAGTTATGAGGTTGATAACCACGAACTTCTTGCCGGGTCTCAGACACTACACACCCAAAAGTATCCAGCGGCAGGATTCGAATTTGACGCTGAGTGCGGAATTATTAGCTGGAACGGTTACACCGGAACAAAGGCCGCGCTTGATGCGCTGGCTCTCTATACTCCCACGGCTGACTTCTACACTTCGGGCGGGGCTTGCACCGCAAATACAGCTTACACTGAGCTTGTTCAAACCGATTCAGAGGCAGCCGTTTTTGATATTACCAACACCACACTCAAGGTCACCTTTAAGCACATCGGAACATACACACTTATTCCCTGTTGCGACGCTCCCTTTGCGGCTGATACCAGAGAATACATCTTCAACCGAACATACATCCACACGCTCGTTCTCGGCGGCGAGGTAGCGTATTCCGATGTCGTGGCTGATGCAGAGTCTCTGCTTGGTGAGTGGGACATGACGAAAGACGACATCTACCCGTGGAGGCACGACACCTCGACGTGGCTTGTTCCGCTAGTCAGTAGAGATGCTGGACTTCGCTCGCCGGTGATTGATTGGGGACACGTCGAGGGCACTTGCATTTTCGTGAACGAGATTCATTTCAGCGGCGATGTGCGCGGCTCACCTATGCCCGCCG